CTATCTCCTATATTTATGATCAGGGTATCTTATACACCTAACTAAAAAGATGTGTCAAACTATTTTTTTTAAATTATTTTCTTGACGTAAAAATACATCTCGTGGTATACGCACTTATCCCATTGGGAGATACACCCCACGAGGGAGATTGGAGATAACATGAGTAGACCAAATAAAATCGCTGAAGAAACTAAAAGTTATAATTTGACAGTATCTAAAGCTGACTACAATGAACTAGAGAAATTTGCTACTAGGGAAACAGATAGGTATGCAACACAAGTAAGCGTAGCTGATCTTATCCGAAATGCAATTAAACTATATTTAGAAGATTTGAGGATAGCAGATGATGGAAGAGATTAAAACAGACATAACTCAACGTAGTTACGATAAGCACCATGTATTGTGGGCGAAGCTATCTGCAGTACGTTTGGGTTTAGTCAACAAGGATCAAGTTAAGCTAGGCAACCAACGAGACTACCTAACTTGGATACCTATCTGTGTAGCAAAGTCACGTAAGTTACTTAAGCACAACTTTGAGTTAGATAAGTTAGCACAAGTCTATACTGTAAATAGTAAGCAGTATAAAGATGCGACAAGTAAATGATAGATAGGCATACATTACCTTATATATATTGTTTAATTGCGATTTTTGTGATACTTAAAGTTTTACAATCTATGGGTATAAATTTATGAAGTGGTTAAAAAGTTATGTTGAATCCCTTTCCATTCCTGCTTATGGGCGTTATAGGTCTGATTGCCCTATATGTGGCAAACCAAATACTTTTAGTGTAACGGACAATGGCTTTGAAAGATTGTGGAATTGCTTTCATGCTGATTGTAATACTAAAGGTGGCACAGGTATTAGCTTAACAAGAGATAACTCAAGTCAAGCATTTGTCAAAAAACAAACTAAAGAAGAAAGTGCGATAGTTGATTTTGTTATACCTGATACATTTGTTTCTTTGTCTCGCAACATCAATGCTGAGAACTACGTGAAACAAGTACATTCCTATGATGCCTACCTAGATGGATTGGCTGACATTAGATATGATTTCCAGCGTGATAGAGTAGTTTACCTAGTTAAGGAAGGCGATAAGGTTATTGATGCAACAGGCAGAACTCTAGGTAGCAATAAGCCTAAATGGTTACGTTATGGTACAAGCAAGATGCCATTTGTGTGTGGTATGACAGACAATCTTTTTGTCGTAGAAGATTGCCCATCTGCGTGTAGCGTATCTAACATAATAACAGGAATGGCATTGATGGGAACATCACTATTAGATAGCCACATACAAGTAATTCAAAATTATAAAAAAATTTTTGTGGCATTAGACAGAGATGCAACTCGGAAAGCAGTTGACATTGTCAGGCATCTGTCTAATTATGTGCCTACTAAATTAGTGGTGCTAAAGAAAGACCTGAAAAATATGGAGAGAGAGGAACGAGATGACTTCATCGACAATCATATCAGTAGATAAACAAGTCTTAGGATTCTGTTTAGATGTTGATTTCTTTGCAAAGGTAAAGAACAAAATAGATAGAGATATGTTTGATAGAGAACTAAAAGATATCTTTGATACAATAATATATTCTCACACTAAGTATGCTAAGACTTTGACTAAGTCTGAACTTGCAGGAATATTTAATGACAGAAATCCTGCTATGCCTGATTCAGCTAGGAACAGAATACAAGAAGTTATATCTGAACTCGATGATACACCTACAGATAATGATGAACTCCACCTAGACTTGGTCAACAATTTGTGGCTTAGAGATAGAGCAAGGCAGATAGGAGAGAAAGCATTAGAGATATTCACAGGTGAGAACGAAGAGTTTGGTGAGCTACGTAGACTTATAGATGCAGTTGAAGATGGCCGCATGAGTGACAAAACTACCTACAACATAGTAGATAGTGACCTAGCTCAACTGCTTGAAGAAGAAGCAGGAGACACAGATTTCCCTTTTCAATTCAACCTTATCCAAGAAAAACTTAAAGGAATGGATAAGGGTAACTTGGGTATAATATTTGCTAGACCTGAAGTAGGTAAGACTACCTTTTGTTGTTTCCTTGCATCATCTTACATCAAACAAAAATTCAAAGTTACCTATTGGGCAAACGAAGAACCTGCCCAACGTATCAAGCTACGTATCATTCAATCTTATTTTGAGTTAACAAGAGAAGAGATGGTAATGCAGAAAGATCAGTTGCTTGAACGATATCACTTTGAGATAGAACCTTACCTAACAATCATGGATTCAGTTGGTACATCTGTAGAAGAGATGGATGACTATGCAAAGTTAAACAAACCTGACATTATGTTCTGTGATCAGCTAGATAAGTTTCGTGTTGGTGGTCAATACAATCGTGGTGATGAAAGATTGAAAGAGACTTATGTTACTGCAAGAGAAATTGCCAAGCGAAATCAACTACTTATATGGGCAGTTAGTCAGGCAAGCTACGATGCACATGATCGTCAATTTATTGACTACTCTATGCTTGACAATTCTAGGACAGGTAAGGCAGGTGAAGCTGATGCAATCATAGGTATTGGTAAGACAGGATCAAGTGAGGTAGACAATATAGTAAGACACATTTGTATATCTAAAAATAAAATCAACGGATGGCATGGTATGATCAATGCCCAAATAGATGTACAAAGGGGTGTGTATTATTAATAAGTATCCTAAGAGATGTGCTAGAGCAAAACGCAGGAGGTATTGGTTGAATCATGTGAAGATGAAATGTGGGTGTTCTATCTGTGGTTACAGAGAAAATGCTCTTGCTTTACAGTTTGACCACATAGGTAGCAAGACTAAACAAGTTAGCCATATGGTGCTACATAGTCTAGTTAATTTATTTAAGGAAGTAAGAAAGTGCAGAATACTCTGTGCTAATTGTCATTCAATATATACAGATAGGAGAAATAATGGCAGAAGAACTAAACGTGTTGACACTTGATGTCGAGACAACTCATAAAACTAAAGAATCGGGTGGCAGTACTGCTCTGCCTTATTTTAACAATAGGCTTGTATCTATCGGATATAAGTGGCTAGACGAAGATGAGGTAGGCTACGATTTTATTTACCATTCCGACAACAGAGCATTTGTAGGTAAAGATTGGTTTGAGACAATGCAGAACACTTTGGATAGTGCTGATGTACTTGTTGGTCAGAACCTTAAGTTTGACCTGACATGGATAAGAGCATGTGGCTTTACCTATGATCGTCATGTGTACGATACAATGGTGGCTGAATACATCTTAGCTAAAGCAAAGAGGTGGTCACTTAGTCTTGACTCTCTTGCAAAACGATACGGTGTTACACAAAAAGAAAAAGATTTGGTTGCACCTTACTTAAAAGATGGTAAAACATTTTATGATATACCCTACGAGATTGTAGAAGAATATGGTATAGCAGACGTACTAGCTACAGAAGAAGTAGCAGTAAAACAACTTGAAGCCTTTGGCACAACATTTGGAGAACTATTTAATGACATTAGTACCGACACTAAAGCTTTCGCTTGAAATGACAAAAGTCCTTACTCGTATTGAGATGAACGGACTTAAGATAAACTTGGATACCCTTGATAAGATAGAGAAAGAATATAATGAGGAACTATCCTATCTAGAAAACAAACTACAGACTATGGCTAAAGAAGCAATGGGCGATACACCAATCAACCTATCTAGTCCTGATGATCGTAGCGTTCTCTTGTACTCACGTAAGGTAAAGGACAAACCTCTCTGGTCTATAACATTCAATCTGGGTCAGGAGATGAGGGGTAACACCATCAAACCAAAGCTACGTACACGTATGAGAAAGAATGATTTTATCCGTAATGTACGTAATATGACAGACATTGTGTACAAAACTGTAGGTCAACAATGTGCAGGTTGTCTAGGTCATGGTCGTGTCAGGCTTGTCAATAAGAATGGTGAACCAAGTAAATCATTACGGATATGCAAACCGTGTAAAGGTAAAGGCACTAGGTACATGGATACTAATGAGGTAGCAGGATTTAAGATTGTACCTCGTAACCCAAAAGATGTAGCATCTGCAGGGTTTAAGACAGACAAGGTAACTCTTGAAGATAGGTCAACAGAATTGAGTGGTCAAGCACGTGAGTTCTGTGTAGCCTATTCTAGATACAATGCTATTCGTACCTACCTATCTACCTTTGTTGAGGGTATGAAGAATAACGTAGATGATGATAACTTTGTTCATCCTGAATTTATGCAGTGTGTTACTGCTACAGGTAGACTATCTAGTCGTAATCCTAACTTTCAAAACATGCCACGTGGTTCTACCTTTGCCATACGTAAGATAGTTGAAAGTAGATTTGATGGTGGCTACATACTTGAGGGGGATTACTCGCAGTTAGAGTTCAGGGTGGCAGGCTTTTTATCTAAAGACCCACAAGCATATGACGATGTTCTTAAGGGAACAGATGTTCATAGCTACACTGCATCTATAATAGGGTGTTCTAGGCAGGATGCAAAGGCACACACGTTCAAACCTCTCTATGGTGGGGTCAGTGGTACTCCAGCACAACAAGCCTACTACACGGCTTTTAAAGAGAAGTATGAGAAAGTTACCGAATGGCACAAGGAACTAGAGAAAGAAGCAGTTAAGACCAAAGAGATCAAACTACCATCAGGTCGTGTCTATTCTTTTCCTGATGCTAAGTGGACAGATTGGGGTGCGGCCACAAACAGAACGGCTATCTGTAATTACCCTGTACAAGGATTTGCAACTGCTGACTTGCTACCTATTGCACTAGTTGAGCTAGATAAGGTAATGCAAAAAAATAAAATGCAATCAGTAATATGCAACACAGTACATGATTCAATAGTACTTGACGTACATCCTGATGAAAAAGATCAGTGTATCAAGGTATTATCTGAAGCCATGTTATCTATCTCTGATGGCTCGAAAGCTAGGTATGGCTTAGAATACGACATGCCAATAGGAATAGAATTAAAAATAGGAAATAATTGGCTTGACTTATCTGAAGTTAGCCATTAACATCAAGTTACATTTTAAATAAACTTAAAGGAAATAAAAATGGAAACAAATGAAATGACTACAATTGGAAACGAAATGGATCAGTTAGTATCAGCGTTTAGTGATGATGATACTGCTACGTTTATGGAACTTACAGGACAAGCAAAGACGACATCTAATGTTGGCTTGCCTAGATTGAACATAAACTATGACACGGAGACAGATGACGGTGTCGCCTTGACTCGTGGCTCATGGAAGATGTTCTTAGATGGTGAGTTCATCTATGCAAAGGAAGCGTTCATCAGACCTATCCTACGTACTTTTGAGTGGAGTGTGTATGATATGGAGCAGGGAACTTTTTCTTGCAAGTCAGTACAAAAGCCTACGTTGGCAGGAGAATTTCCTGACACATCAGCAGGCAACAAGTGTGGTAGATTATCTGCAAAGGAAGAAGAGACTCTTTCTGATGACGACCCACTAAAAGTAAAGTCACGTTCTGCAGTATGTAACCAAGTTATATATGGTCAGGTAAGTGGCGACTTCACTAAAGCAGATGGCACAAAGGTAGATATAAAGGACAAGCCTTTCGTATCTTACTTTAAGCGATCAGGCTTTAAACCTATCAGAGATTTCATAGATAGCTTAACTAGACAGAAGAAGATTATGCAGAAGGTTGTTATTAAGTTAGCAACAAGCAGGGTCAAGTCAGGTTCAGTTACTTACTATGTACCCGTTCCGACTCTCCATTCGGAAGTACAAGTCTCGGATGCAGACAAGGCATTGATGAAAGACTTTTCAGAGACCGTAAAGGCTCACAATGAGAACGTTTTAAATCAGCACAGAGAAGCTCAGAAACTCATTTCTCCTAGTGAGGAACAGGACTTGTCGGCTGATTTCGATGTTAAATCTGCTTAAAATCCAAGACTACATGCAGAAAGCAACTAGGGGGGAAGTCACGGTCTCCCCTAGTGCTATTATGGACTTTGCAAAAGAGTGTGAAGAATCTGTAGAAAAACAATTAAATAAGAAACGTAAGTTCAGTATACGTATGTCAGGACTAGGTAGACCTCTGTGTCAACAGTTACTAGATAGGCAAGGTATACAAGAGGACATGGACTACAATGCTTTGTTTCGTTTTTTGTTTGGTGACTTAGTTGAATCTGTCATGGTGCTTATCATGGAACAAGCAGAGGTAGACATCGTAGCTAAACAAAAATCTGTCAAGCTCACCCTTGCAGGGCATGAGGTAACAGGAACACTTGACCTTATCTTAAGAGATGAGATGGGCATAGAAAAAGTTTGGGATGTTAAGTCTGCTAGTGAGTGGGCATTTAAGTTTAAGTACACAGGGTACGGTGGGTATGATAAGATAAAAGAAGATGACCCCTTTGGCTACGTAATGCAAGGGCATCTGTATGGTGAAGCTACAGGTCTACCGTTTGGTGGGTGGATTGTAGTTAACAAGTCAAGTGGTGAGTTAGCAATGGTTGAAGCACCTGATTGGCAGGCAGAAGATAGAAAAGAATATTTAAAGGATGCAGAGAGACGAGTAAAGAGATTACTTGACCCTGATCCTAAGTTTGTAAAACCATTTAAATCAGAGTTTGAAACATACAAAGTAAAAGGCGAAGTTATCCGAACAGGTAACAAGATTTTGCCTAAGATATGTAGCATGTGTGGTTACAGATCACATTGTTGGTCGAAGTCACAACTACATGATAAAGTTACATCTAAGGCTAAAGCAACACCTAAGATATGGTATGACGTATTAAAGAAGAAAGCATTATAGTGTCGGCAATATACCTACATAGCTATCAGACAAAGTTACTTGAGTTGAATGAGAACTTGTATCACATATACATTGAGTCTCACAAAGGCACAGGTGGGGGTAGAGATATAACATTTCTCAGACAACATGACAGAGGAATACCGTTGACTTTGCGAGATAACTTCTCTGAACATGGTGCAGTAACTCCTGAAACAGAAGCTAGAGATATTATAAAAGTAGAAAACGAATTTCAAACAATAAACTATAGCCTTAACTACGGAAAGATTTTATGTGTGCCGATATATCCCCTGCTAGACGAACTTACTATAATAGAAAAACAATCCCCGAAGATGGCAGGATATGTCAACAAACGCCTAGAGTCATTGAGTTGGAAAATCCGAATGGGGAAAATATAGTGGCTAGGAAGAACGCAGGCTATCGATCTAAGTTTGAGCTATCTCTAGCTAGAAAACTAATAGACAACAAGATAAAGTTTGAGTACGAAAAGCACAAGATAACCTATGTGCCTAAGATACGTACCTACACTCCTGATTTCTACATACCTGCTACAAACATATACATTGAAGCTAAAGGTGAGTTCGACAAGGCAGACAGAGTTAAGATGGCTTTGGTAAAAGAACAACACAAGAAGCTAGATATACGTATGGTATTTATGAACGCTAGGAATAAAATCTATAAGGGAAGTAAAACAACCTACGCTGATTGGTGTCTCAAGAACAACTTCAGGTGGGCAGAAGGATCAATACCTATGGAGTGGCTAAAGAAATGAAAAAGAAAGATATGAATACCATAATGAGTTTGGAGAAAGACAAATACTACATTGTCATATCCGAACTACCAGACGATCAGTTTCATCTGGTTGCCTACGACACAACAGGCAAGGAGTACAAGACATTTGAGGATCACACTGTTGCATCTATTATGCACGAGGGCATGATGGCTTTGCTACGCAGACGAGGTGATGAAGTGTTTCGTTGTGGGGAGTCAGAGATAGAGTTTAACTTTGCGGCCAAAGAACTTCAGATACAATATCAAGATGAAACAGGAGAAAAACTTGACATGCCTGAAAATGTAATTAAAGTAGATTTTGGTAAAGAACAGTAGTGAGACATATAGAGTATATGATGAAGAGATTAAAAGAAGAAGAGCCTAAGTATTTATCAGGCTCTAACAAAGAAGACATGGTTAATAGTCCTGCTCACTACAATAAAGCAGGGATCGAGACTATTGACATGATAGAGTCTGTCACAGGTGGTGGATTTGAAGCGTATCTTCAAGGCAACATTCTTAAATATTTGTGTAGATATAAATATAAGAATGGTGTAGAAGATTTAGAGAAAGCAAAATGGTATTTAAATCGTTTAATTAAAACAATAGGAGAAAATAAAGATGACATCTAATATGTTACCAACCTCGTATCAAGAATTTATACACAAGTCTAGGTATGCTAGATGGATGGAAGATGAGGGAAGAAGAGAGAATTGGGGAGAGACAGTCAGCAGGTATGTAAATTTTATGGCTGATACTCTTATGGAGAAACACAAGTATAAGATAGATAAAGTCGATAAAGAAATGATGGAAGAGTACATAACTAGTTTGCAGGTTATGCCATCTATGAGAGCTATGATGACTGCAGGTGAAGCACTCAAGAGAGATAACACTTGTGGCTATAACTGTAGCTACCTACCCGTAGACAGTCCGAGATCATTTGATGAAGCTATGTACATACTTATGTGTGGTACAGGTGTAGGTTTCTCTGTTGAACGTGAGAACGTAGACAAGCTACCTATCATTAGTGAGAACATGCAAGAGTCTGACGTTGTCATCACAGTTGATGATAGCAAGATGGGTTGGGCAAAAGCCTACAGAGAGTTGGTGGCTTTGTTGTATTCGGGTATGATACCAACATGGGATGTATCTAACGTAAGACCTGCAGGTGCAAGACTAAAAGTTATGGGTGGCAGGGCATCAGGTGCTGATCCTCTCGTTAACTTATTTAAGTTTACTATTGAGAAATTTAAAAGTGCAACAGGTAGAAAGTTATTCCCTATTGAGTGTCACGATATCATGTGTAAGGTCGGCGAGGTTGTAGTTGTAGGGGGAGTGAGACGATCTGCACTGATCAGCCTATCTAATCTTAATGATGATCAGATGGCACACGCTAAAGCAGGTGAGTGGTGGAACGCAAATGGTCAAAGAGCATTGGCAAACAACTCTGTAGCCTACAAGGGTAAGCCTGCTATGGAAACTTACATGAGAGAATGGTTGGCTTTGTACGAGTCCAAGTCAGGTGAACGTGGCATGTTCAACCGTAAGGCTGCCGATGATCAGGTAGCCAAGAACGGTAGGCGACAGACAGGACACATGTGGGGAACTAACCCATGCAGTGAGATCATACTTAGACCGTATCAGTTCTGTAATTTATCTGAAGTTGTAGTAAGAGAAAATGATGACTTGCTATCTTTACGATCAAAGGTTAGGATTGCTACCATGTTAGGTACATTCCAATCAACTCTTACAGATTTAAAATATCTACGTAAGATATGGAAAACAAATACAGAGGAAGAAAGATTGTTAGGCGTTTCACTGACAGGTATCATGGATCATTATGTTCTATCCAAACAGGTAGACTCAAAGGTTTGGCTACAAGAGTTGAAACAAGTAGCAGTCGATACAAACAAAGAGTATGCACAGAAGATTGGTATACCTAGAAGTACGGCAATCACTTGTGTAAAGCCAAGTGGTACTGTATCTCAATTGACTGACTCTGCATCAGGTATTCATGCTAGACATAATGACTTTTACATCAGAACTGTACGTGGTGATAACAAAGACCCACTTACACAGTTTATGAAAGAAGAGGGCATACCTGCTGAACCTGACGTAATGAAACCTGACAGTGTTACTGTCTTTTCATTTCCTATGAAATCTCCTAGTGGTGCTATCACTAGAACAGAGATGAGTGCATTAGAACAACTAGAACTATGGAAAGTCTATGCACTTAATTGGTGCGAACATAAACCATCTGTAACTATTACTGTAAAGGAAGAGGAGTGGATGGAAGTGGGAGCATGGTTGTATGATAACTTTGATATTGCATCAGGTGTATCATTCTTACCGTTTGCTGATCACACGTACCAACAAGCTCCTTATCAAGATATAGAAGCTGATGATTATCTGGAGTGGAATGGTCGTGTGCCATCCAAGTTGGATTGGAGTAAGTTTTCTAAGTATGAAAAGGAAGACAATACGAGTGGTTCTCGTGAATTAGCTTGCACTGCAGATGCCTGTGAAGTCGTAGACTTGAGTTCAAGCTAATGATCGAAGTACCAATCAGCGAAGATTATATGCGTCATGCGAGGGAAAAAGCTTCTTCTGTAGGCATACTGCAGGGAAGTATTACAGGTGGCACTAGCAACGTAGTAGGTGCGATAGGCGAGATAATCGTAGCTGATATCATTGGGGCAACTGAAGCAAACACATTTAACTATGATTTAGTAAAAGATGGGAATCGAATTGACGTTAAGACTAAGCGTTGTAATACTAAGCCACAGTCTAATTATGATTGCTCGGTTGCATCTCATGGTACTAAGCAAGACTGTGACAGTTACGTGTTCGTGAGGATACTGACTGATCTCAGTAAGGCTTGGATACTAGGTAGCATTGCTAAACAAGAATACTACGCTAAAGCTACTCGGTATAAAAAAGGTCAAGTAGACCCAAGCAACGGTTTTACATTTAGAACTGATTGTTATAACTTACCTATAAGTAAATTAGAGCCAATCAATGAAGTCCAAAGTAAAAGCTAAATTATTTTCACTAGAAGCATTTTTAAATAAAGATGGGAATGTTGAGATACTCTACGATGCAGTTGAGCCTGAAGAGTTCGAGAAGACTATGAACTTAGGTCTTCCTATGTACGAGGGTACAAATAAGGTAGGAGATTTCATAAGGTACTTGAGATCAATTGCACAAGAGGTTATGGATAAGTCAGGAAGGTTTTTGTAGTGGAGTGGTGGGAAGCATGGTTAACTATTGCCATAACTATCAACACCACTATCAATACAATTGTTTTCTTTAAAGGTCGTAAGATATCTAGACAGAGAGATAAGCCTACTTCTTCTTCTTAAGCATTTTGAAGTCTTCTTTGTCTATCTTATTATTTTTATTCATATCTAACTTAGCTTGACCACCGTAGAGCATTTTCTTTTTCTTCTTCATAGCTTCGCCACCGTACATCATACCCATGCTAAATCTTTTCTGTTCGGTCATGTCACCCATTGGATTCATAGCAGGTGCTTGAGCAGTATTCTTTTTTCTGTTCTGTTCAGCAAGTCCACCCATTTGCATTTTCTTTTTAGTAGCCATGCCACCGTACATCATAGGCTTTCTTGGGGTAGCACCACCACCATACATCATGCCTTTGCGTGGACCATTGTTATACATCTTCATTAGTTGTTCTCCTTAGTTAAATTATCTAACTACTCTTCCGAATAGCTTTTCTGCACCTGTCAAAGTATTAGGGTCAGTGTCAACTGAGCCACCTAAAAATTCAGGCTTCTTTCTTACATCAAATTTTTCACCCACACTAGCTCCCGGAGTTATTACTTTTAATAAGTTAGGAGTTAAGTATTCTCCCTCTCTAGGTACTTTCATAGCTTCTTTACTTATACCTCCTATCAAAAATCCTTTTTCTTCTCCTTGTTTAGTGTACTTGTTGTAATTGTTAATTACCCCATTCCCATCTGAAGAAAAGAATCCCTCGCCTGCATTTGGATTTAATCTTGAACCTTCTGCACTTTCATACTTAACAACTTGTTTTGCAACAGCGTTAGTCATAAGTTGCAAAAAGTTTGTTGCTAATTTTTCTGTTAAAGGTTTTCCAGTTTTTATAATTTTAACAACATGTTCAGCAATCTCTGGATCATCTATCATAGCTTCAAAAGCACTGAACTTTTTCATTCTCATAGTCTGTAAGACTGCTTCAGTTGCTACGTACTTGAATGATACAACTTCCCTAGCCATAGAATAGACTCTACTTATATATGATTCTACAGATAAACCACGAGGTATTCCTGCAAAGTTTACACCTGAACTTGCTCCGGGAACTCTAGTATTCATTAAACCTGCTATTGCTTGCAAGTTCTCAAATAGTTTGTCATCTCCCGTTGCTCTATTTAATATTTGTTTTATGGCCGCAGTTTCTTGAGTAGTTGACTCTCCACCTAATTTTTTCCACATAGCAGCAGGATCAATTGAAGTAGGTATAGGCTTAGATACATTTCCTATTGTTCCCTGTACAGGTTTTACTGATCCTGTTTGTATGTGTTCTAGAGCCTGCTTGGCTATCAACTTATCATATCGTCTTATGTTATCATCGAAAGCTTTTCCTGTTACACCTCTTTGTTTTAAACTACGTATGTAACCAGTTCTTACACTATCTAAATTATTTAATCCTATTGTTCCTTCGCTAAGAGCTTTTGATATAACCTGTGGAGTTAGGTTGCTACCATACTTTGTCATCAAATCAGCTTCAGCCTTTAACTCTTTTGCTTGTGTGCTTTCAGGCTTTCTTACTTCATCAACATTCTTTCTCACAGCATCTAAAGCATTGTTAACATACAGTTTGGCAGGCTTACTAACTCTTACAAGCTCATCTATTCCACCTACATCATAGATTGAATCAATGTCAGCTTGGCTAAACATAGGTACAATCGTTCCATCTTGTTTTACCATAGTGGCGTTTTGCATCTGTGACATTACGGCAGCAAATTGATCTTTGTCACCCTCACCTATTAGCTCACGACCATCATTAATTTCTTTACTAGTCAAGAACTTTCCTCTGAATACAGGATCATCTCGTAACTTTTGTATACCTTTACCACCAGAACTAGCATTGATAGCCATCAGTTTTAAGTTATTCTTCATCAAACTTTTAAATGATCTAGTTCCTCTTTGACCTTCAACAAATTGGTAAGATACAGGAGTATTTTTACCCCCTGCTACCTTTACTCCATTGAATACGGATGCCATATCTGACATAAAATCTGTACTTAGAGAGGATAACTTGTTACCTTTGATGTATGAGTTTACTTCATTTGCTACCCAGTTAGCAGGATTCTGTTTTGTTTTGTATATTATACCGTCTTCACCCTTGCTAACCACTGTGCTTAACCAATTACCACCAATAGTTCCCTTATCATATCTTTCGGCATAGTCCATATAAGCATTTTTAACTTGTTTGTAGTTGTTCATAACCTTATCACTTATAAGAACTCCTCCTGACTTATCAAAGAATCCCACTTTAAAACCTGTGTTTGAGTCTTCAGCAGCTTTAAATAAAGAGTCTCTTAGTTCTTTTACAGGAAGTGAACCTCTAGTTCCCTGCCCTTTATATGCAACACTTGAAAGACCTGATGCTACTAACTCAAAATCTACAAAGTTCAAAGGTAATTTCATTATGTCCTGACCTTTTTCAATACCTTGCTGTTTTAAAGCAGACCATATTTCTAAAGAGGTAGCATTTGGATACTCTAATTTAACTGCGTTAACTGCATCTGTTAATTCAGGTCTAGAGTTAAAAAAATTATCGGCTGCATCATTTAAGACAGCACCCATGTTTGAGTTTTGAATTGCAGACAATTTAGTGCCACCAATTCTTTTGGCTGCATCAGAGCCTAATAATAGAGAGTCATCCACGTTACCTATCATTGTATCAAGAACACTAGAAGCATCCATGAAAGCATTTTTGTTTTGTTCTCTTAGTACATTAAAACCATTAGATACTTTTTGATACTTGCCTTCTTTAATGTAGTTAAAAGCCAAGCTAGTTATCTTAGACATATCCTTAGTTATTATTCTTTTAGAGTTTTCTGTCTTTCTAGTAAAATCCATTATCGCTTGATCGAATGTAAGTAGCCTTTGATTTAACTCTTCTGTTATTTGTTCAGATGTTTTACCTAAAGCTATGTCCATTTTCTTGCGTGTCATGTTTAGTGTGTTAAGCAACTCACCTGTGTCATCTAACTTACCCCCACCTATGTTTGCACCTGATGCTCTCAAAAGTAACAGAGCAGTAGAGTCATCTATATTTGTGTAGAAGTCATCTATTTCTTTTTGTAGGGAAGTTTGACTATCTTTTGCGTAGCGTTGCAATCCCTTTATAAACTTCAAGTCGGCTTCTGTAATATTAGGAGAAGTTGCTGCAACGTTAAGCTTGTTAACTGCGTCAGCTAGTTCTTCGTTTAGTACCTTTTGATCTATAAGTTTAGTCTGTAAACCCACGAACTTAGTGCTAAAATTCATAGCATCGCCTGCTTTTATAGAATTATTTGCAGAGCCTGCAGTTTGTTTTAAAATGTTTAGCACACCTATATTTTCTATGGTCTTTGATACAAGATCAGGACTAGTTATAATAGGTTTGCCTTGAACATCTCTTAAGGACATTAATCTGTTTTCTAACGCAAGTGTAGCTTCTAGACCATCCTCAAAGTTTTGAGCTAATGCAGGAGACTTTACATACAAGTTACCTACAAAATCTTCAGCTATTTTCTTTTTACCCGATGCTATGTCTTTTGTAAACGCCCCGTTAAGAACGCTTCTCATGCTACCTGTACGCCCTAGCATTACCTTTTCACCAAATAAACCTAAAGCAATACCACCAAATTCAAACATAGTTTCGTTTTGATCTTCAAAATATTCTTGATGTGTATGCTTAGATAGACCAACACCGATTGCAGGAAACCCTTCTGTCTTTATAGCACTTAAAAACTTTTTGGGAATCCTAGCCATTAGGAACATATCTCTTTTTCTATTCTGTAATTCTTTTAAAGTATCTGATTCTTTTCTCCAAGCATCATGCCATTTTGGATCACTAAGTCTTCTTTCAGAAAGTTCAGATACTCTGTCTCCTTGTGTTTTAATCATGTTATCTACATCAGTAGTATCAACTCTTCTGCTGTAATTTTTTAAAACTGACACAGAATTTATAGAATCTATAGTGGATGACTTTTTCCAACTATTTAAAAATGGGGAATTGAATAGCCCAGTTTCAGCATACCCAGTTAACATGGAGTCATAGCTCTGTCCTTGCTTCATCCCTGTTTCAAAAGCTTCTTCAAAAGTTTTACCACCAAATTTATTTTTAATGTGACTTCTAAATCCTGAATTTCGTAGCATCACTCCACCAAATTTAGCTATGCTCAACATACCTGCAATTGGTAGTCCTGATACAAACTCTCTTTTAATTGGGTCTATGAAGTCAGGACTCCAATCAAGTATTCTTTCTGCTGTTTCTACATCTATACCTGTTCTTTGAGAAAATATTTCAGAACCATATTCTATGTGAGTGTCAGGAAGTCTCATAGATTTCATCCACTCAGGAGTTTCTTCGTCATCAGCACCTTTTAGTAAATCACTAAAAGTGTTGACACCAGCTTCAATCATAAACAAACTAGCGTTACCCAACATTCTTACCATGTCTTTAGAGTAATTCACAGTTCTGTATGATTCTAAAGACTTATCTGTGTCCATAAACCCTTGAGTAGCCTGTGCCTTTATCAACATTGACTTTTGATATTCACTTAAGTTTGTTTTTTTATCAAGAAAATTTTTAAACAGTAAGGCAGGGTTTTCGTAATCTAATACAATTTTACCTTCTTCTCCCACGTTGCCAAACAAAGGTCGTTCTTCTAGTTGAACTTTGTTACCTTCTGTATCAATGTAAAATGGCTTGCCTTTAGGTAAACGAACTGGCTCTTTCTTATCTCTTACTGGTTCTGCAAATTTAGTAAGAAGACGATTAACGGGTAGATCAGTTATAGAATCTGCAGTCTCTATTTCTTTAGCTCTGTTGTTAGCCATTGCTTTTATTTTGTCTTCGTAGGTCATACCCTCTGCAAAACGTACAAGGGGGGAGCTATCTACGTTGTCAACTACACTACCGTCATTTTCATCAATTATCTTTCCTTCAGTGGCTAACTTTTGAAAATCAACTTTGTTCATAAGTTTAGCATTAGGATTAAATTTTTTTTCATCTTCTAAATATCTGTCGTAATACGATTTAAAACTTCTATACCCTATTGCATTATTGATGTCATTACGTAGCTCTTCAGGTCTGTCCGTAGCTCCACTGAAAAATCTGTTGTCAAGACTTGCGGCATCGCTATCTTTAATGTTTATATCATCTAAGAAATTATTAGGTTTTACTTCAGGAGTATTTTTTTCAGAATCATCCTTAGTTTCTTCTTCTATAATATTACTTTGAATTTCTCGAACAGATACCATTAGAAACCTTTCTTTCTCTTTTTGCCTTGAGTATTAACTACATTGCCACTGCCTGCTATTTGATTTTCTTCTTCTGCAACATCGTTATCTTGTGTTGCCCTGAATCTGTAACCTTCATTTTTGTTTACATCATCATCTTTGCCTACAAGGGAAGCTCCCCCATCTGTTTGCAAAGAACTAATCAATGCTCCTAGTTCTCCTCTGTAAGCATCTAACATAACTAAAGCAGCACCTGCCTCAGCTACATCCCCTCTAGAAATCATTTCAAATATTACTTTTTCTTTTTCAGCTAACTCAGCAACTTTAACAGCTACTATTTTTATAGCAGTAGGATTTTCATTTAAGCTCTGTTGTAATGCTTGAGCAGATAATCTTACGTCACCATCAGATAATCTTACAGTAGTTCCTCCTGCTGTCAAACCACCACCTGCATCTTGTGCCATAGTAGCAATGTCAAATACCATAAGAGTTGTAGTATATTTTAACAAGGCATCTCGTGCAATTTGTTCTTTTAATGCAGGAGTCTCTGCTTGAGCTATTCTTTGTTCAAGCGTATTCATTTCGTTATCTAAATCGTTTGCTACGCCACTTAAATCATTTCTACCGTTTTTGTATCCTGTCATTCTTTGTATTAAACTTTTTGCCTGTTCAAAAAAACCAGTTGTTCCTGATTGAATACCTGCAGCATAGCCAGTTCCTGCTCCTGAATCAACAAGAGTTACAACTTCATTTGCTCTAACAAACCTTTGTCCTGATTGTTGAGCTTTAGACAAAGAGTTTATAATTAATTTACCTTTGTCAGGACCAAATATTCTACTTAAAAATCCTTCTTTATTAGCCATAATCTGTTGATTATTTACTTGTCTAATTGGAGGATTAGCTTTTCTAGGTAAAGCGTTTTTAATTACTCGGTGAAAAATTTGAGGGTCATTTACTATGTATTCTCCTAGCTCTGGCATTTGTTGTTTAAGTGAGTCTCGTATAACTTGACCAACTTCAGGTGTTAAGCCACTTACTTGACTAGGCTCTAGTCTTGAATTAACAGCACTCTTGGCTATAGCAATTGCTTTTATAAGATCACTACCTGTGTAGGCAGGTCTGTTTGCACCAAATCTTTGTTGGTGATCTATTGTTTGCTCTTTCATAAATTTTTGTTGATTGTTCATCCAATTAATTACGTCTTTTGTAGAACCTGTTCTTAATATAGACCTTTGAGCAACTAGTATGTCTTCCTTTTTAAAAGTGCCACGTTTGTCTGCTCCATAGAATCCGGGAATAGACATGCTTACCATTCCGTTAGTCTCTTTTATTTCAGCCTTTGAGTCAAGAAACGCATTTTCGTTTGTGTTTTTTATGTACAATTCTAAAGCATCTTTGTCTTTTTGAAGTTGTTTACCCCATACTTCAGCAAGATCAGGATTGGATAACATAGTCTTGTAGTAGGTAGGATTGTATACTATTTCTACATCTTGACCCTCAACTTTGCCATCCTTGACTGTAGACATTCCAGCATAGTTCATAACAATATCACTAAGAAGATTTTGATAACCTTGATCAGTCAATGAGTTTTTTAATTTTGGAAGATTTTTTACTTGCTCTGCATACAAATTTGTTGCTACTGTATACTTTGATTTTACGTCAGCTAAACTAGCATATCCTTCTGGCATAGCAATATTAAACTTACCTAACTTATCATTTTTGTAACTGTACTGACCTAAATATTTCTTTTTGTTTTCACTTTTGGCTTTTTCAACCTCTACTTTAAAACCATACTCTATCTCTTTAAGCTTTTTGTCAGACGCAAATTTCCGTGCTTCTTTCTTCTTTGCTCGTTCTTCTTCTATCTTCTGTTGTTCTACGTATGCAACATTAGTATTATACTGTTGAGCCGCACCTTTAACAAAGTTCTTGAAGAAACCACCTGCACTTAATCCCATTATATTGTTCCTTCCTCTAATACTTCTTCTGGAGCTATTGCTATGAAACCTCTTTCAATAGTCGGTTCAGGTTCTTCATCAATCTCATCAGCCTTTGATTGTATGAACTGATACAGATCGGGGTTTCTATCTTTCATAACGTTCATCATGTCATCATCACTCATACCTTCGTCTATCTTGTACAAACCATCATTTGTATTGTAAACTTTTACAGGTATATCTTCTTCCGCTGCTACCCCCATCAGGTAAGCTGCCAAAGGACCTTTAATTATCTCTGCTACGTCAGGAGTAAATTGACCTTGACTAAATCCACCCACTGCTATCGTATTAACTATCTCTTGTATAGATACACCTGCAGTCATTAGCTTTTCCATTTGAGTACGTACTTCAGGAGCTTCTAGTCTGTCTATAACAGAGTCAACTGCTTGAGCAGGACTAGAGTTTACAGGTGGCTTTTCCCATGCCCATTTACCTTTAGGTTCAGTCAAAGACCATCCCGGAGGAGCTTTGTTAAAACGATTCATCTGAACGTTTGATCTGTTCTTCATATCTAATGGTGGTCTAATTTGTGTCATATCTATTATCCATAATACTTAGGAGCAAATGATGGCTTTTTAGTTCGGGCAGCCACGCTAGGCATCTTAGAGCCTTCTAACTTTATGGTTGTACCACCTGAACCTTTGTAGTTCATCATCTGTGCTATTGCCATTTCTATTGAGGGATTTTTACTTGTGTTTGCTTTTATTATAGCATCATTTACTCTCGGTGTATAGCCAAATTCTAAGTTTGCTAGATTACTTTTACTAGCATTAAACTGTGCTGAACCTGCTGTGCTGTTCGGTGCAGATACTCTTCTTCTTTTAGACGATGGCATTTGAGTGGTAGCTCCTGCTGGTGCTATAACTTCCATAAAACCTCCAGCAAAATCCATTGCAGTCTTTAAGCCAGATACTGTGCTACTGTAGTTAAAGTTATTAAAATCAGAATCTTTAAAAGTACCGTAAGATTCATTTCCTGTTACAAAGTCATAGGCACTTTCTATACCTTGTCCTACGTAACTATCAGCCACAGTATCATATACTGATCCTACTGTATTACTTATTCCACCCCAAATATTACTTAACCAATCCCACATATCTTAACCTTTCTTTATCTAGCCGCGTAAACTGAACCGACTTTAAATATACCGTTTAACACAGCTTTGCCTAATTCTGTACTAAACGTAGCATCACTTTCCATCTCGTACAAATCAGTGTTTGAATCTATCTCCATACCAAGTAAACCTATTTCGTGAAAACGTTGTTCTTGGCTTTCTGCTATTTTCAACGCCCACCCTGCTTCATCTCTGTATCTTTGCCACAACGCATCGAGTGATGATTGAGTTATACCCAACAGATTTTGAGCATTTTGTTGATTGGCTGCATTTTGATTAGCAGTTGCCGCTGTGTTTATTTCTCTACGCCACACAGCATTTGACTGTGCTATTTGAGTAGACATTGTTGTATTAAATCTTTCACGGGCATCGGCTAATGATGCGTTGTATTGAGCAATTGCGTTCTTCTCATTTGCATTAAATTGTTCTTGGGCAGCCTTACGATTTTTATTTCCTGTCTCAAGTTGACCACCTAATTCAGCAAAGAACTCATCTATTTGATTTTGTGATTGGGCATTGAATTGAGCCGCTGAGTTTTCGGCCGCCTGATTAGATGTGAGTGACTGTAGCTGTCCTGCATAGTCTATTTCTCTCATCTTTTGATCACTACCTAAATTTTGTAAATCCATCGATAAAAATGATTTAGCATTATTGACTGCAATCTGTGTACGAACATCGAGGTTAGCTTTGTCCATAGCCGCATAGGTCATGGCATTTTGCATAACTGACTGTTGTTGATTGTTCAGATTAGCCATGTCCATTTGTGCATATCTATCTGCATCGGCTTTGGCTATTGGTATACCTGATTCCATGATGGCTTGAGTTATGGCCGCAGAAGCCATACTAGATGCACCAAGACCTCTTGCTTGCATCATTGCACCTACATTTCTTACTGCAGGAGCTGCCCAAGCAGGTAAAGGTTTACCTTCTTCAAAAGATGAGAATAACTGCTCTAGTTGATATTTGACAGTGGATTGTTCAGATACTTTACCTTGTGCGGCTTGAACTAAGGATTCCTCGCTGACTGCACCCTGTATGTCTCCTATTACAGATTCAGATGATAACTTGCCCTGTGCCGCAACTGCTTCAGGAGTTCCTGCTATGGTGCTTGCTGTGTACTTTTCTGCATTTTGTTTGCTAGGAACAGTAACATCTAAATTTTCTGTTGTTACAAGACTAGGACTTACTGCATCAGCAGTTGACAATGCACTCGGAGGTGTTAGAAGCTCCTCTCTTTGTACTTGTTGAATTACAGGATTGTATTTAGTTCCAGCAGGTAGCTCGGTAGCACCTGCTCTTTTTTCAATTGTATCTTGAATATCTGTAACTGGTTTTGTTGCCATGTTATCATCTTCTCCGATTGCTCTAGTTTTAGGAAGTTGACCGGGTGGTAGTAACTTAGGTGGGTCTGGTATATTATCATCTTCTCCGATTGCCATAGTTTTAGCAATAGGGTCAAAACCACCACCAATTCCTCCGGGAGATTCTTCACCAACAGCCATAGTGGTTATTTGTGCAAAATCACCTTCTTCACCCACTGCCCTAGTTGTCATATTTGTTACGCCTATATATTATCAAGTTCATTTCTTATTGCTTGAGCTAATTTACCTTGCACTTGTGTATCAAAAGCTACAAACATAGGACCCGTATTTGTTTCCAAGTACCAAAGTCCATTTTCATCTTCCATAAAATCCGTAGCACCAAAATTTAAATTTAATCTGTACATAAGATGTTTAACCTTTTCTATAGTGGCATCATCTATTTCTGTTACAACAACTGTGCTTGCAGGATCATCTCTGTAGTCTAACTTATCTGTAATTACCTCAAAGGCAAAATGTTTATTATTTATAACATATAATCTTTTATTTTTACCTGTTATCTTTTGTTGTATAATACAAGGGTAGCTTGCTTCATTGCCATCTATAGTATGTTGTCCACCTATGACAGGTTTTATTATGGTATCTTCTCTGTTGCTTTTTTCCGTCACTTCGGTGTAGGGTATTTGTAAACCTATTTGTTTAGCCATTATTAGGTTGTTTAACTTTGTTACGTTCTCATATTTATAATTTTTATTGTATTTGTTTACGTTGTGACACTGTAGGTAATTATTCATTATGTGAAAATTATTATACTTTTTGTGAGTGTTCTCCTCAAATACATTATTTCTTGAAAATATAGAATTTAAATCTGTTACAGGCTCACCTTCTATGTATAGTACATCTTCTGTTATGTTCCATTCTATGTTTGCAGATTGATCTACGAATTTGTCAAAGTATGGTTCTAGTGCTTTAATATTAGGGTCACTTAATTGACCAAATAAATATGCCGACATATTAAACTTTATCTATTTCCAATCAATACTTTATCCAACTTATCTTCTAATCTTTTGAGTGCATCCATAAGATTGTGCATATCATCTTTCACATCATCCTTACGTGC